CTAACCACAGGAGATATTAATGACAAGTAAGTTTGAAAATCTGTTGGCACTCGTAGTCAACGAAAATCACGAAGAAGCATCGGCCCTCTTTCACGAAATTGTTGTTGAAAAGAGCCGCGAAATTTATGAGAAGCTGATCGCCGAAGAGATGGAAATGGATGGCGACCATGAGGAAGAGGAAGTTGAAGAGTCGATGTCATGTGACATGGATGAAGCCGATGAGTTTGGCGGTGACGCTACGGACAAGTTCGTTGATGATGTCATGGATCACGATGTCGATGCCGACACTGATGGTGCAGAGCATGGCGATCTCGAAGCCGAGCTGCACGGTGGCGAACATGAGGAATCTTCGGAAGGTGGTGATACCCCTGCTACCAAAGATGACATCATGGACCTCGAAGATTCCATCAAGGAACTACAGGCTGAATTTTCCAAGTTGATGGACATGGAAGATGAAGAGCACAGTGCTATGGGTCTCACTGGTTCCGATGATGACAAGAAGCCAGAATTCGGTAAGTCTGAAAAGACTGAACCCAAGACTGAGTCCCGTCGCGTTCGTGAATATGTTGAAAAGGTCAAAGCCCCCAGCAATTCCGAAGACGGCGCGGTCAACAAGAAGTCAACTGTATCCAGCGCAAAGGGCCGCCCCTCGTCAGACGCCAAGGCCAGTAACATAGCCCAGGGTAGTGCGGAAGAAAAAGGCAAGGCCGCACCCAAAGCCAAGGACATGGGAATGAAGTGGGAAAATGTCCCCGGCGGTGACGCAGGTAAGGCTTATTCCAAGGCAACTACTCCCAAGAAGACCGAAGATGGCAAAGTCAACACCAAGAGTGTTGAATCCGGCAGCAAGAAGTAATATTTGATAACGAAAAGACCTGATAGATGATTATCGGGTCTTTTTGGTATATTTGAATAGCTTTTGACACACTACTTCGTAAATAAGAATACACAGGAACATCAATGAAACAGGAATTACGTGAATACATTTCTCAGTCTGCGGCCAACACAGTGGTCGAGGCTCGTGAAGAGCGTGACTCTAGTACTGGTGTGACTGGAAAAAATTTATACATGCGTGGTATTTTCATTCAGGGCGGCGTTAGAAATGCCAATCAAAGAATATATCCTACAAGAGAAATCGAACGTGCGGTAAAAACCATTAACGAGACCCTCGAAAAGGGTTATTCAGTTGGTGGTGAGCTATCGCATCCTGCAGATCTCGCAATAAACCCCGACCGTATCAGCCACATGATTACTGAAATGTGGATGGACGGGAATAATGGTTACGGTAAGTTGAAAATACTTCCCACCCCAACCGGGCAGATTGTCAAGACACTGATAGAGTCAGGTTTCAAACTGGGTGTTAGTTCCAGAGGCAGCGGTAATGTCTCAGAATCCACTGGTGAAGTCAGTGATTTCGAAATAATTACAGTAGACGTTGTTACCCAACCTTCTGCTCCGGGAGCTTTTCCCACCCCAGTTTATGAACATCTCATGAACACCAAAGGCGGTTATAGATCTCTACATGTGGCGAAAGAAACACTGGGTGATGCCAAAGCACAAAAGTATATCAAAGAATCACTGATCAATATTATCAAGGGATTGAAATAAAGGTCAAGTGGTTGAGCCAGTATCAAAATATCAGTTTTAAAAATTAAAGCCGTGAGGCCAAGGAGAAGAAATGATTGAAGCATTTGAAAAATTGTCGAAGGAAGGATTGATCTCAGAAGAGATCAGGACTGAAATCAGCAATGCCTGGAATGGCAAGCTCCAGGAAGCAAGAGAACAAGTGGCTTCTGAACTGCGTGAAGAGTTCGCTAATCGTTATGCACATGATAAAGGTGTCATGATCGAAGCACTCGACAAGTTGGTTACAGACCGTTTGACTCATGAACTAACAGAATTTGCTCAGGACCGTAAGGTACTTGATGAAAAGAAGGCCCAGCTTGATGAAGCTATCAAGAAGAGTGGCCAAATTATGGAAAATTTTGTCATCAAGAGCCTGGCTCGTGAACTGGCAGAATTTCAGAAAGACCGCAAGACGGTTGCAGAAAATTTTACAAAATTGGAACATTTCGTCATTCGCGCCCTCGCCAATGAAATCCGTGAATTCGCAGATGACAAGCGTCAGGCTGCTGAAACCAAGGACAAACTGGTCAAGGAAGCAAAAGAACAGTTCCAGAAAGTCAAAAAGGAATTTGTACGTCGCTCTGCAAAGGCAGTGGAATCCGTTGTTACTAAAAATTTAACTCGTGAAATCACTCAGCTGCGTGAAGACATCGACCAATCTCGCCAAAACGATTTCGGTAGACGTTTATACGAAGCATTTGCTCAGGAATATTCACTTTCGGTGTTCAATGAAAATAATCAGTCCAAAAAGCTGACGAAGCAAATTGAAGCACAGAAGGCTGAACTTGCTGAGGCACGTCGAGCCCTTGAATCCAAGACCAAGTTGGTTGAATCTGCGCAACGCGAAGTAACTCGTGTTCGTGAACAAACCACCCGTCAGAAGATTCTGGGAGAACTGTTGGCCCCTCTGGGTGCTGACAAGAGAACAGTGATGAACAGTTTACTGGAGTCGGTTTCGACAAGTGACCTGAACAAGAAGTTCGAATACTACTTACCTGCTGTGCTGGAGGGCGAAAAGCCTCAGCGTCAAGCCAAGGTTGCCCTCAGCGAATCCACCGCAGTAACTGGAGATCGCAAGGCACCGCAGCAACAAGCAGGCGACAACACCATTTTGGATATCCGCAAGCTGGCGGGTCTGAATTAATACTAACTAAAGGAGATACAAATGTCAGCTATTCTTAACGAGCGTTGGAACGATACCAAGTCAGCTCTTCTCGAGGGCCTCCAGGGCACTCGTCGTAACACCATGTCGGTTATTCTCGACAACACTCGCAAGAGCTTGAATGAATCGGCCACCGCTGGTTCGACCTCGGCCGGTAACGTTGCCACTCTTAATCGAGTGATCCTCCCTGTTATCCGTCGCGTTATGCCCACGGTTATTGCCAACGAAATCATCGGCGTTCAGCCCATGACCGGTCCTGTTGGTCAGATTCACACCCTTCGTGTTCGCTATGCGGATTCCGCGGATCAGGTTGTTGCAGGTGAAGAGGCTCTGAGCCCTTTCAAGATTGCTTCCGCCTACAGCGGTAACAACATCGATGCCAACCCTCGTGCGGCTGCTACTAGCCAGCTCGAAGGTACTCCCGGCAAGCGTGTTAGCATTCAGATCCTCAAGGCCATGGTAGAAGCCAAGAGCCGCAAGCTCTCGGCACGTTGGACCTTTGAAGCTGCTCAGGATGCACAAGCTCAGCAGGGCATTGACCTCGAAGCCGAAATCATGGCTGCGCTAGCTCAGGAAATCACGGTTGAAATCGACCAGGAAATCCTTGCTTCGCTCCGTAACCTCGCTTCGGTCGAACAAACGTATGACCAGAGTCTGGTTTCTGGTAATGCAACCTTTGTGGGTGATGAGCACGCGGCTCTGGCTATCCAGATCAACCGCACCGCTAACCTGATCGGTCAGCGCACCCGTCGCGGCGCCGGTAACTGGTCAGTGGTCAGCAATCAGGCTCTCACGATCCTGCAGAGTGCGACTACTTCGGCTTTTGCACGCACCACTGAAGGCACCTTTGAAGCACCTACCAACACCAAGTTCGTCGGCACGCTGAACAACAGCATGAGAATTTATGTTGATAGCTATCTGAGCGATACGAACGATGCGAATCAGGTTCTGATCGGTTATAAGGGCACTACTGAGACGGACGCAGCGGCATTCTACTGCCCATACATTCCGCTCATGAGCTCTGGTGTTGTTCTTGATCCCAATACTTTTGAACCAGTGGTCGGCTTCTTGACCAGATATGGTTATCTGGAATTGAGCAACACCTCTAGCTCCTTAGGTAATGCGGCAGATTACCTCGGTAAAGTGGCAATCACTTCCGCTACTGTTAGCTTCTCGTAATTATGCGATAGCTGATCTAAAAAGTCAGCTATTCTGTAAAAGAGATTCTACCAAAAGTAGAAAAAATGTAGAATATAGAAAAGCCCCTTTATTGGGGCTTTTCTTTATTCTACTGCCCATACATTCCGCTCATGAGCTCTGGTGTTGTTCTTGATCCCAATACTTTTGAACCAGTGGTCGGCTTCTTGACCAGATATGGTTAT